CAATCTATCAACATCACACTATCACTAAACCAACCTCTTTCGTACTCAGTTCCTTCGTGCATTTTAGCGTTCATGTTAAGAGTGTCCCAACACATACCAAAAGCACAGTCTCCTAAGTCAGTATCCCACAGACAACCAATATCTCTAAAGTTCATTTGGTCGCAGTCCATATAGATAGCTCTACCTTTAAAATCACAAAGTTCTGGAATAGCGTATCTAAAACAAGTAAAAGGTGTGCCCCACCCACTATTATTCCAATCTGGGAACATACTTGGGCGTAACCATGTTATTTCAAGTTCTCTATCTGTGTTTGATACTAAAGTATACGCTAATACTTTTTCTATCCATTTATCTTCATATTCTGAAGTTCCTACAAATATTCTTACTTTTTCGTTTAAATTCATTTCTTCTCCCTCAGTAGTGATAGGTCAGGAGCATCGGGTTGATTGATTCTGTAGTAATAAAATATAGCACCATCTTTTGGGTAGTAGTTCATACACCTTTCGCCTGGAAATAATGGTTTCTCTCCTACTGCTACGTTAAAGCCAAATGCTTGTGTTTCACCCCATCTAACAAGATGTGGAGCGTGTATGTGCATACCTCTATCTGCCATTTCACAAGTTCTTTTGTACGCGTCCTGTTTACTCCACCCCTCGTTTATATAGTGGTCTAAGCCTCGGATAGCAGCGTATGCCTCTCCTTCCAAAGTGATTACTCCACAATGTGAACGAATAGGGTGACAAATAGTGTAAGGAGTTGCTTTTACTAGAGTAAAGTTATTGATAACTGCGTCTGGCAGTCCTAAGTGTCCTCTAATTTCAGTAAATATTTCATTATGTAGCTCTTCCCAGAGAGGGAAGCTAGAGGTCATTTTTTGATTTGGTAGTAGGTTATAGAAACAATAGCTATCTGCATGTATGAATCGCCAATCGTTCTCTGGATTCATATACTCGATAGCTTCGTTTGCTAATTCATAAAAGGGTTCGTAGTTCATTTCTCATTAGTAGTTGGTTAAATAGTTTATTGCAGCGTTATGCTCTTTCGTATATTTTTCTGGAATACTTAAATCTATAACTACTCTTGGAGAACCACCTGTGTTGTGGTCGGCAAACCATGTATTACCATCTTTGCCCATGTGTCCTGCGAGAACTGTCCAGTTTCCTGCACCTATGCCTCGTCTTTGGTCTTTAATTGTCACTTGCTTTTTGCCTTTGACTTCTATCGAATACCCGCTTCCTGCGTTATGTATGAATCTTAAGTATAGTCTGCCTTTATTCTTTGAGTTACTCCAGCCTGTAAATCCATATCTAGGTGGCTGGACTGTAATGGTATCAAAATACCACTTCTCATGTTGTTGAACATCTTCACCCATTCCATACTGAAAAAACTTCTCAAAGAAATACTTTTCTGTACGCAATCTTTTCTTCATTTGACCACCTTTTACAGGAGCCACTCGGCCACTATAATCTTGGTAGTTATGGGATAAAGGATATCCTACAAAGTTAGCATCTGCCATCAAGGTCTTTAATGTGGCAAACGTAATGTCTGGTTTTGGTAATGCCCTAAATGTATGGGGCATATTATATAAATTAGTAGCGAAACTATCTAGTTTCTGTAATACTTTAATGTTTTTAATTGGTATCTGTTTCATTTTTCAAAGCGTCTGGGTCAGTTACTTTCTCATAATAAACTACGACCTCTTTGAGTTCGGTTATATATCGCTTTAATTCTTGCATATTATAACTCATCAACTCGTAATCAGGGATTGACATGGCTACAAATACTATCTGACCATGTTCTTTTGTCAACCTGTCGTGGAACTCATCTATGTTTTTGTCTGATACGACATACCACATTGGCTCTTTTAAGTCAATCTCTCTAGGTAACACAGGCTGTGTTATAATCCTATCCATCGGCTTAGCCGTTACTTCTATTTGTTTAGTCGGGATTAGACTGCAACTCGACGCCATCATCGAGAGCATCAATATTCCTGCTAATTTCTTCGATTGACTCAAATACATTTTTCGTTCCATTGTTGATTCTTGGTTCTAGCAACCCAGGCTTTGCAGCCGCTAGTTTGGTTAAATTATGCCTTTTGAAGATGTCAAGGTATCTGTTCATTTCCTTTTGAGCTTCTTGGCTTTTCTTTTGCAAATCATTCAGTTGGGTTGTCTGAAGAGCGAAGTCAGTCTGCATTGTTGCAATTGCTTCCTCTTGTGTTGCCACCGCAGTCTCTAACTGCGCGTTATTTGCTTGCAACACTTGGTTTTGGTTATATAAGTAATAACTCCCTAGACTTAATACTATAATAATTCCTATTAGTAATTGATTCATAACTGTTCTATCCTATAATTCAAGCCCTCTGCACCTCTAATTTCTACTAATTCATCATCATCTGTAGTAAATGATAGGTACTTGTCTTGTTTCTTGTGGAACTTTTTAACTATGTAATCTTTGTCGTCAGAGTCACCAAATATCGCATTGTAACTTACTGTCAACTTATATCTCGGAAATAAAGCATATTTTATATACTCATATAGCCAGACTAAGAAGTTCCAAATCGGCATATATACTTTCGCAAGATAGTAATTAAGTTGACTGAAGAATCTTTTCATGCTACAAAGAGGTCTGCCTCTGCTTGTCTGCGTCTAGTTAATCCTTCTAATACTTTACCACCTGCTTTGTTCCATCTCATCATCTGAGCTGGTACGCCGTCATAGTCACCTGAGTTTAGAACTTTCAAAAGTGTACTTGCTTTCAAGTTACCTCCGCCTAAATTATAAACCCATGATACCATTGCATCAAATTGATTTTGATTTAGTTCTGCTGTGACTAGGTTATTTATGTAGCCTTCATACTCATTTAATTCAGACTTTAACATTTCTTCTGCCTGAGATTCAGTAATTGTCATACCTTCTTTCACGCCTTTTATGTGACCATATCCTATTGTCCACACACCAGCTGGGCATTTATATGCCTCTAGTTCACACCCTTCAAAGTGTTTGATTAGTTCTATTCCTTTATTTCCTGTTTTCATATTTGGTTTCCTTAGTGGAGGAAAAGAGGGGGAGGGTTGCTCCCCCGCTTGTCTTAGTCGATATCGAACTCTACCTCTTTGGTTTTGTCTTTCGTGATATTGACTGTGAGTAGGCCATCTAGTAATTTGATTTTTCCTACTTTAAGGTCGGAATTGAGGATAAATGTTTTGTCGAACGACTTTCCGCTTAATCCTCGATGAAGATAATTATCACCTCCTTCGCTGTCTTTAACACCCTTTATTCGTAATTCGTTGTCTTTCTGAATTACGGATAG